TGGAAAATGATTTACTCATTACATCCGTTACACGTGCGGTTTGTTCCGTTGATAAACCAAAACCACGCACTGTTGCACCAACAACTGTTGCAGATTCTGCCAAATCTGTGCCTGTTGCACTGGCCAAATTCAATGTTGCCTCTGTAACATTTTTAATTTCATCCTGTGTAAATCCTAACTTTGCAAATTCTGTTTGCAGGTTTGCAACCTCTTCTGCGGTAAAACGTGTTGTTGATCCGTATTTCATTGCATCATCCGTTAAACCTTTCATTTGTTCACGTGATACACCCAATACAGATGCCAAATTTGCGGTTGCCTGATCAAATTTTTTCACCGTATCAAACACATTACGGATCACCATTGCACCGCCCATTGCAATACCCAATGATGCAAATGCACCCTGTAATTTGCCCAATGCACTGCGGTAATTACCAACGTTCCTGAAATTATCACCAACAGTTTTATCCAATTTTTTCAATTGTTTATCACCTGAACGTGCGGATCTTGTAACCTTATCATATTGCATTTGCAATTTGCGGTATTCTTTTGTGTTCTTTTTTCCTGCCTGTTCTAATTTTAACAATTCTGCACCCAAACGTTTTGATTCATTTTTTTGATCACGTGTTGCCTTTACTAATTTTTTGTATGCATTTGTTTCCTGATCCATCAACTTTTTTTGCCTCTGTTGTTGTTTCAATAAACGTTCTTTTTCCTGTGATTCCATTTTGGATGTGCGAATTTTATCCTGTTGCAACCGTTCCAATTCACGTTCCGCCTGAATTTGGGCCTTTGTGGCCTGTGCCTTTGCTTTATCAACCTGAACAGATTGTTTCATTGTGGCATCCGCCTGTGCAACGGCTTTACTCATTTTATTGATGCCCTCTGTTGATTTTTTCAGTGATGAATTTAATGTTTTGGATATTGTTGTTGCAGTTTTTTTCAACCCAACATTCATTTTATCCAATTCAGTTAATGTTTTTTTTGCGGAATCCCTGATTTCTTTGTACAAATCTGCCTCTGCAATATCACTCCTTTTTATTTGCCCACTTGCCATATTCTTGTATTATTGTATAATATTCAACAACTGTTGTTTCTTTTAAATTTACTTTAAACCCCAACCATTTTGATAAATGTAAAACCGTTGTTTCAATGCTTTTACCATCACCAAAATTTATGTTTAAACGTTCAATTTTTGCATCAACAATTTCAATTTCTGTTAATTTAAAACGTTTATTTGTTTGAACATAATCACATTGTAATTTTGCTTTTTTACGCAACAAATTCATGTAACGTTCAAACTCTTTTGATAAACCAAACCGTACCAAATACTGATCATACAATTTATCATATTGTATTTGGTTGTTTTTTTCATCATCAATCAAATCAATTGTAACATATTTTAAATATCCATCACTGCATTTCTGCCAGTTATACATTGGCATTTCATCAATTGATTCCCAATATTTTACGTGCGTATTTAATGTACTGTTGCCTGATTTGATCCGCATATATTTCCAAATTCTGTTCATCCAATCCTAAAATATTTGTGTTCCACCATAATTGATCTTGCATTACTGATGCATCTGCATTAATTAAAATGCTATCTTTTAACACAGTAATAAACATTGATTGATAAAATGCACCTGTATCCTTTAATGTAAATGGTGTACCTGCACGTTTTATTGGATTTATTGCCTGTGTTGCAGGTGAATACAATCCAATTACTTCATCAAATTTATTCACTCCACGTTGAAACAACTGATCCTGCCTGATAAGATCCAACACCAATTTTTTAATTTGCGGTGTGTTTGCCTCATACCATGCCAATGCATCATCCAATGTTAATGCCTTTTTTAAATGCGTTTCAACCAATGTATTGCCAATCATATTTCAAATTTACGAAAATTTAAGGTTTTTTATATAATAAAAAAAAGGGATGTAAACAAATACATCCCCTTTTTAATATTTAAAACCATAAGTTAAACAGATTTTTTCACTGATTTTCTGTTTACTTTTTTAGGATTGCACAATTTGTATGCCTGTTTTACTGTTTCACTATTCAAATAATGAAATTGTTTTAATGCATCTTTTTGTGTTAAATCTTTTAAAACCTCAACCCTAAATGTTGATTTTCCAACCGTGATATATTCTGTTTTTCCCATAATTTTATGCCGTTACTGTATTAACTGATCCCTCAAATCCTGTTTTTGCAACTGATAATTTAAGGTTTACACCTGATGCCAATCCTGCACTGGTATAATCAACAATGTACGTGCCATCTGGCCCCTCTGTAACTGCATCAATCGTAACCGTTGTGCCTGCATCAACATTTTCCAATAACCAATCACTGGATGCCGTTGCACCTTTGTACAGAATTGGATTGTATGCCGTTCCATAATCTAAATTTGCATTAACAGTAATTGCGGTTGTTGTTGCACTTGAAACTGTTAATTCAACATCCAATAACCCCTCTAAACTGTTAAAATCAATACCTGATTCCTCTGCGGTGATCATTTTCATTGTTGATTCATCAAACAATCTGTTGAAATCAAAACCTAACATGATTTTTTGAACTGTTGAATCTGTTGCAAACATAAATTTTGGATCCCATGAATCATTGTCCACTGGTATTGGGTATAAAAATCCGTTTACCTCTGATCCAATCAAATCACCCTCAACATCAACAATGTAAATTCCAAACTGCACACAACGTGATGCCTGCAATTTTCCTAAAAATGTTGGTGTTGAATCATCCTGCCATAATTCACCTGCAAAGGATCTTACACCTTGACGTAAATATGCTTTACGGCCACTGTTTGCCTCTTCAAATAATGAATCCGCCTTTGGTAATTCAACGTTTTCAAATTTAGGTAATGGAAACCAACGTTTTGATGCATCCGCCTCATTAACGTAATCACTCCATGTTGGTATTGATGCACTTAAATCAATACCGTTTTTTGTACCATCATTTGCCATTAAAGGCACTAAAATTAAGGAACTTGTTATTCCCTGTACAGGAACACAGTTTGGTACACCTGTGTTACTTAAACCTGCATTACAATCACATGATTTCATATGTTTATTTTTTTAATTATTATTAATTTATTTAATTCTGTTTAACATTTACAATTTGCACGGTATTTACTTAACGTAATATTCAATGAAACACCTGATAAATTGGCATCCAATATGTTTTCAACTGCACCCTGATCCGTTTCAACACCAAAACGTGAAAATGTTTTGTATGTATATTCATCAACAGTTTTGTACATTCTTAAACTTTCAACCGTTTTAATAAATTCCTGCATCAAATTTCCCATTGGTGTAACCACTTGTTTACGGTGATCTGCCGTGTAATACTGTGATGGATCCGTTTCATCTAAAAAAAACAGATTTGTAACAATATCACGTTCAATGGCGGATTCCCTGCCGTATCCTGTTTCACTGATTATTTCCAGTAACCAAATCAACGGCAATTTTTCCTCTAAATTATTTGTTGCAATTGTCCATTCACGGTTTGTTGCCAATTTCGTACCTGTAATAAAAAACGGTTTTTGCAATGTGCAAATACCATCCAAATTAATTACAGGATCCGTTTCAACCAACTGTGTTGCAATTATCCATTCATCAACAGATACATCATTGATCAGAAACACAACACCATTGGAATCAGTAATTGTTTTACCAACTCTGGCCCATTTTGTATGGCAAAAATATGTTTTACCATCTGTTGCATTGTATTCACCATCAATTTTATTGTTGATGTGATCAATAATTTCCTGTATTTCAACGGTTGCATCAATCATATCCAATACGTTGTTAATTTTTTATGCCCATTGTAATGTGGGTAATCACTGGAATTATCACAAATGTATTGTTGAATTGCATGATACGTAAACACTCCCTGATTATAACGTGTATAAATCTGTTGTGATAGTGTTGAAATATTTTTGCTATTCTCGCCAACAGGTGCAACATTTCCTGATACCCAAACCTGATTTATCTGATCCTTTAAGTATTCAAAATAAATGAATCCTTTGATCATATCAACCATACCATCACTGATAATAATATTACATGTGCCACTTTCATGCATAAATGCATTATAAATTGCCAAATACTTTGGATCCTGTGGTACAAAAGTTAATGGATCTAAATCGGCCACAAATAAATTATACAAATCAACACCCAACAATTCTGCCAATAATCTGTTTGTGTACAGATCAATGTAACCGTTGATTTTCTGTTGTTCATAAATGCCTGTTGCCAATTCCCATTTACCCTTGCCAAAATCTGCGTATGTGATATTTAAAACGTTTGCCATTGTAATATTATGGTTTTATAACTGCATCATTTTTTATTTGATGCAGTTTTTTTAATTGATTTTTTTGCTTTCACTTTTGATGGTGCCACCTTTTTTTTAACAACAGGTGCAGATTTTTTGGGTTTTGGATCCGTTGAATCAACAATTTTTCCAACAACTTTATTTCCTGCACTGCGTTTTTTCTTTTTTGATTTGCACCCCTCACATTCGTTTTCTGCATGATCATCACAATCACCAATGCAATCATCATTTGGTGCCATACTGGCAATCCCATTTGATAACAAATATTGTGATGTGTTGCCGTTTGAATCAATAATTTGATCCTTTTTTAACGTTCCCCAATCTTTTAATATTTTTAATTTCATAATGATTGTTTTAATCTGTTAAACAAATATTTATTTTGTGATTGCAGTTAATGCCGTTGCAATATCAGTACATTTCATAAATGCATCTTCATGAACTTTTGGCACAAAAAATTGGATTCTTTGTAATGCTTTAACAGTAACAATTTCATGTTCAAAATTATCATTGTTTTCATAACTAAAATCAACCGTTACACCTTGTCTGTCTAAAATTTGGCCCTTTGTAGAATCCAAAACATAAAGTGAATTTGGTGAAACCAACGGTGATGTAATTACCTGCATTCCATTCAAAACTGAATCACCATTGGCAACAAAGTTTGGCAATAAATAATCACCCTCTGAATTTTTTGCATGCATGAATTTAACCCAATCATTGTAATTCATAATGATTGTATCTGCATCATATGCCATTTCCTGCCCAAACGTATAAATTTGTGCTTTCATTGCACCTGTTAATTCGGCCAATGTTGATGATGAAAATGCCCCAGTAAAAGGTGCCAAAACATTTGCAGGATCAAACACAGAACTGATTGAATCAATTGAAACAATATCTGATGTACCCTGTAAAACTGCACTGTCTGCCTTTAATCTGATTGATGATGATACAAGATTTTCAATTTCAGATGTAACAAAACTGTAATCATCCATCATATCAATACACACATCAACATAATCACGAACTTTTGCAATTTGAACTGTACGTGTTTGCCATTCAACATCTGTTGCTGTTGTGTTTGTTGCACAATTTATCACAACCCCTGCATCCCTTGTTACACTTTTTTGTTCTCTGTATTTGATGTACTCTGTATCAACGTTTGTACGTCTGAATAAATCTGTAATTCTCGTTTCTGATCTGTACGGAATATCAAACGTTTCATTGATTAATTGGCCATAAACTTCACCCCTGTTGGTGCCTAAATTTGGCGGATTGATTTCCTTTGCTTTTAAAGACAAAGAAACAACCCCTGATTTTTGGGTAATTAGTTTTTTTAATGCATCTGCCTTTTCAACAATCATATCTTTGATTGATTTTTTTGCAACAGGTGCATTATTTTTTGCATTTTCTTTTATTGCATTTATTGAACTTTCAAGATCTGCAAATTTTTTCTGTAATTCATCAGATTTGTTTGCAGATTTAATTGCATCCAATTCATTTGATAATTCAGATTTCATTGTTTCAACATCAACTGATGATGCAAAACCGTTTGTTTTTTCAGCAATTTTTGCCTCAAATTTTTCAATCACCTGTTCAGGTGTTAATGGTGTATTTTCCATTTTTTTAATTTTTAAATATTAATAATTTATTTTTATTTCAGATCATTTAATTTGTTTTCACTCCATACACGCATTGCCTCACCGCCCCATAATAAATATGAAATTGTGCCACATGCTTTTGTATCATTGGCATCATAATATGTTTTTGCCCTACTTAAATAAGCATAAACACGTTTTAATACATCCAATGAAAAACCACGTTTTGCCACAATATCTGTGGCCCTTTGTTTTCCAACATTGGTTGCACATTTGTTACCAACTGCACTGTTTAATTCAATCCCTTTTTTGGCATTATCAACCGCCTGTTGTGGGTAATCATTAAACGTTTGTTTGGTGTGAAAATAATCATCAAATCCACTCCAATTGAATGTTTGAATAATAGGTGTTTGTTTAACGGCCAATTGTTCTTTGTTGAACGGATCGGTGTTTGCAACATCAATTAAACGTGCATTCAAATATTTTAATTTCATTTCCAAATCATATAAACGTTCATCTGTTCCTTTGCCACTGGTAATGGCTTTCACAATGATATTCATTTGATCAGTTAATGATTTTTGTATTGTTTGTTTTTCCTGTATTGTTTTAAATACATCAATTGTGTTTGCATATTGGTTTGCACCAAATGTTACTGCGGATCCCTCCCACAATTTTAATTCTTTAATTTCAAAATATCCTGTTGATTCATCAGGATCATCCGCATCCTTTGTTTCAACTTCAATATAATTTGTTTTATCTGCAATGTACTGGAAACCAATACTGTGTTCCGTAATTATTCCATCCTGATAATCACGCAATGCATCATCACCTTTTGTTGATGTACCCAATTTACCAACCGCAAATAAACCTGTTTCATCCTCTTCTAATGATGTAAATTTACCAATTTGATGTTCCCAATCATGATGCCGTAAAAATGCAATTTGCCTGTTGGATCCTGAATTTACACCCCTATCATTCAAAGATTTTTTAAATGCACCCTTTCGGATCAAATCATTATCAGAATCAATTGTATCAAAAACAGATAAATAAATTGCCACCTCACGTGCAGATAAATCAATATCTTTTATTTGTGTTTTTGCCTGTTTTATGTTGTACGTTGAAAATGGTTTTTCCATAATTATGCAAATTTATATAACAAAATTAGTTAAATTTGTTCAAATATCTTAAAAAAAAATGACATGGCAAATGATTTTTGGACTTCAATATTTGGATGGTCTAACCAAAACACCGATAAATTCATGCAATATGTGAACAATACAAAACAAAGTTATTACGGTGTAAAAGATGCAGTATGGGTTGATACAAATAAACCTTTTGAACTGTATTTACAGGTGCCTGAATTACGTACTGTTATTGATAAACGTGCATCAATGATGGCATCAGGATTGCCAGTTTTGAAAAATACTGATGGTGAAATTATTACTGATCATCAATGGGTGCATGATCTAATCAGTAAACCAAATCCAACACAATCATGGGCGGATGTTATTTATTCATTATCAGTTAATGATGGATTGTTTGCCAATGCATTTGCATATTGCCCAAAACGTTCATTTGATATTCGTAATTTAATTGTGCCATTGCCATCATCAAAAGTTAAATTAAAATTATCAGGCCGTTATTTGGATCAAATGGAAACAGGCGGAATGATACAAAATTATCAATTTTATTATGATGGCCGTAAATTTGAAACCATTGAAATTGATGATATGGTTTACATCAACACACCTGATGGCATTCATTTGGTAAATCCACGCAACAGAATTGAAACCCTGCGATACCCATTATCAAATATCATTGCACAATACAAAAAACGTAATGTGTTGTTGGAAAATTTATCTGCCATTGGAATTTTATCATCAAATCAATCTGATTTGGGCGGATCATTACCAATGGATCCTGCGGAAAAACGGCAAATACAAAAGGATTGGATAAAACGTAATGCAGATCAAATTGTAATTACTGAATCAAATGTTGATTGGACTCCAATGAGTTATCCAACAAAACAACTGATGT